ATAGAAACCTTGAAGTAGGAGCAATGACACGTGAATTAAAGCTGTTAGCGATGGAATTGGATGTACCAATCGTTTTACTATCGCAACTATCAAGAGCGGTTGAGCAACGGCAGGACAAGCGCCCAATGCTGTCAGATTTACGGGATAGCGGAAACATCGAACAGGATGCTGATGTAGTTGGTTTTTTATACCGTGATGATTATTACAACAAAGAGTCTGATGCGCAAAACATTATCGAGATTATCATCTCTAAGCAACGTAACGGCCCAACAGGAACGGTGGAACTAGCCTTTTTAAAAGAGTTTGGAAGATTTGCAAGTCTTGATTATAGATATACGAGGAGTGAACAAAATGAATCAGTTGGAGCGACAGGCAATTGATAAGGAAAGGGAAAAGGAAGTGTTGAAACGTGCGGTTGTTAGCTTGCATCGAAAAGATGAACTAACCCCGGTCATTATTAAAAGTGTGATAGATAAAGCTTTTATTTTGGGTCACAATGCCGGTCATTGTCGTGGCGAACAGTATGTCAAAAGGACAAGATCATCATGAAAAAGCTTTATGTCAAAAAAACATACGAAAAGGATTCAGACGGAAATTATTTGCTAGTCGTTAAAACATACGACAGCAAACCGTCGCAACCTTATCAAATTATCTGGTTGAGGTGATTTAAATGAACACAGCAGGGTCAAACATACCCGTCATAAAGTTAATGCGTCATAGGGATTATGAAATCGCACTCGATGGATTGGAGTTTGTGTTCCACAAAGAGCAATTGCATCAGATAAAAGAGCTACACAATGCAGGATTGAGCTACAACCAAATATCACGGGTTGTTAAGCGGGATCCGTACGAAGTAATCATTGCACTTCTACACTTAGTGCGCAAAGGCGAAAAGATGCGTCCGTTTTACGAAGGGGGAAAACTGAATGAGATACGAGAGGTTAAAAGTTGAATTATATAACGACCATTTTCAAAATTACAAACGCTATGCAATACCGAGAGCACAGCTTGTTATAGCGGATATACCGTACAACCTAGGAGCAAATGCGTATGCGTCATCGCTAGAATGGTACATCGATGGTGATAACAAAAAGGGCGAATCAGACAAGGCCGGAAAAATGTTTTTCGACACAGATAGCGATTTTCGCATAGCAGAATTTATGCATTTTTGCTCAAACATGCTGATAAGAGAGCCAAAGCAACGGAATAAAGCACCTGCAATGATCGTGTTTTGCGCACACCAACAACAGCAAATGGTAATTGATTACGGTAAACGATACGGATTTAACCACTACATTCCATTAGTGTTTATTAAAAACCAAAGTCCACAAGTACTAAAAGCAAACATGAGAGTTGTAGGAGCAACAGAATATGCACTCGTTCTATATCGAGATAAACTACCGAAGTTTAACAACGACAAAAAAATGATTTTCAACTGGTTCAAATGGGAAGTCGACAATTCTTATCCAAAAATACATCCTACACAAAAACCTATACCGGTCCTTAAAAGATTAATAGAAATATTCACAGATGCTGGGGATGTTGTTATAGATCCAGTTGCCGGTAGTGGCTCAACGTTAAGGGCGGCTGCTGAATTAAACAGAAATGCATTTGGATTTGAAATAAAAAGAGACATGTATCGAACAGCAAAAGAAAAAATGTTAACTAGAATTCCTATGTCACTGCCAATTTGAAAACATAAGCAAACGAATATATTTGATTTTTTGGGGTGATTTTATGAAATGCGAAAAATGTAAAAAGTGGGTTAGTTACTCAGACAGTTTAAATGCTGGTGACAAAAGATTGTGCGTTGTTTGCGCATATCATAGTTTTCCGGTGGGATCACCGGCAAGGGCCCAACTAAAAAGAAATTACGAGGAGGTAAAAGAATGAAATGCGTTGATTGCGGGACGTTGACACTTGGAACTTATTTATGTGTTGGATGTCACAAAGAGCGGTTGCAAGAAAAGATTAGGGAGTGATGCAATTGAACTACAAACAAGCACAGTCTCAGTTACGTTATGCGCTTAGAAACCAAAAGACAATAACCACAAATAAGCTATCACGAATTTTGCAGACGATGAACATCTCGCTGCATAAAGACAACACGGACAAAGAGATTAAATTCTTAAAAGCGCAGATTAAAAATAAAGACAGACGTATACAAGTAATATCTCAACAGCTTCATGAGCGAAAAATACGTCACCAAAAATTAAGGGAAAGGATTGAGAAATGTGAGTGCAAATAAAGTTTGCATCGAGTGTAAGGAAAACGTCGTTTGGTACTACAACAGCATGCTATGCAAGCAGTGTATTATAGACTTTTTCGATAAGGATGATAAAAATGACAGGAAAACAGCGTGAACTATTGCACGAAATTGATCGTTTAACAATTGATTTAGTTGATACGATTGCCAAATTATCCAATAGATCTAAACCGGAGAACTACAGCGAAATAATCATGAATTTGAGAGACTTCACCGTTGAAGAAATCGACAAAGAGAATGGAGATGATTCCCTAGATGAACTTGAATACCCTTTTTAGGAAACAGATGGAATTAGATGCTCACATTACACAAAAACGTGGATTGGAAGGTCAGCCATTATTGGACAAGCGCATTGTAGCACTTATTTGCGAATTATACGAGTGCGTTAACGAGGCCAGATTCTTTAAGTTTTGGAGCGATGACCAGAGTCCCAGAAACGATGATTTAAGATGCGAATATTGTTTGGGTAGTGGGAAGTTTGAATTAGGGATAGCCAATTTTGAGGTGTGTGAGTATTGCGATGGGATAGGATATAAACCTAGTCCCGTTTTAGAAGAGTATGCCGACGTTATCCACTTCGCATTAAGCGTCGCAAATAGCTTAGGAGTCCACGAACACGAATATATCGAGACTCAACCGTCAGACCTTAGCGAATTAGTTATCGGCATCACAAACCAAGCGACTATTTTATCGATTTCCAAAAGTAGAGACCACGTAAGAGATTTATTAAACAACATCATAGCGCTTGGGTATCAATTGGGCTTTAATCAGCAACAAGTTATAGACGCTTATAACGAAAAACATCAAGTCAATTATGACCGGCAAGAGGTGGGATATTGATGCAACGTATGACAGCTAGACAATACAGAAATGCGAGCAAGCGGAGGCGCAATAAATACAGAAACCGCCGTGTTGAAATAGATGGTCACATGTTCGACTCAAAGGCTGAGGCTAGGTATTACAAGCAATTGCAATTACTCGAAAAGGCGGACGAAATACTGTTCTTTAAGCTACAACCTAGATACCGATTGCTTGATGGATTTGAAAAGAACGGCGTAAGGCACAGACCGATTGATTATGTAGCCGATTTTGAAATACATCACAAAGACGGGTCAATTGAGGTGATTGACGTAAAAGGGCACAAAACACAAGTGTTTAGAATTAAACAGAAAATGTTTGAAAAGAAATATCCACATAAATTGACATTAGTTCAGTGGAAAGCCGGCAGGTTCGTAGAGATATGAGTTAATTTATAGTCTAAATATTAACAAGGAGCTGATTTTATGATAGTTTTAATCATTTTAGTAGTTTTATATATCTTGTCGTTAGCTTGCTTTAGAATAGCTTATTTAAAACGAATGGAGGATATAGATAAATGAAAAAATGCGAGCGTTGTAACTCCGCCAATCGTAACACTATAAAAGTAAACGACATGATACTATGCACAGAATGTTTTTATGAGCTAAAAGGGGTGAAGGTGTGATTGTTAAAATAATTGATGGTGATGAAATATACGAAGTCGGAAAAGACAATGTAAAAAGCATAGAATTAAGCAATCAAGGTTCGGCAAAAAACACAACATATTTAATCACATATAACGATGATGATTATTTATATTACAGTACACCAGGTGAGCATTCGGTTATTAGGGGTGATACCGATGACTAAAGAACGATTGGAAGAGATAAAATTCAAACGAGCATGTGAACGAAGGATTGCACCTGGTATGAGTAAATCAAACCATATCGATAGTAGCGATATAGACTGGCTTATCGAACAAGTCGAACAAGATAAAGAATATGAAAAGTTTGTTTTTGAAAATAATATAGCAGTGGACAAAGAAATTCAAAAATTAATTAACGAAAACAAACGCTATCAGGAAGCGATTGAAATAGCTATTCACAATATGGAGAGTGACGATAATATAGGAATCCATTTTGCATTATCGATTTTAAAATACGTAATGGAGAGTGATGAAGAATGAAAACCCGCACAGAACAGTTGCAAGATGAAATTGACACATTAAGAAACATCATTAAAAGCGATGGACAGGCATACGAAAAGTTAAAAGACGAAAACGAAACGTTGTCATCGGCACTGCAAGATGCAAGGAAAGAGATACACATATTAAAAAACAGCATTAGTCGAAAAAATAAAGTACTTAAATATTATGCAGATGACACGATTTATGATGCTCAATACAAATTAGACATTATGCGGGATTTAGGAGATAAGGCTAAACAAGAGTTGGCTAGAGGATAAAAAAGCCGAGATCGCTCCCGGCCCCATGTATTCGACAAGTACATTATACCACGGGGGCGGTCTTGTGAACAAGAAAGAGATTGAGCAGGCGTTACGTGATTATAGATGGATGATTAACGAGATAAAAAGGCAAAGAGAGCTTCTTGGCGATATTAATCCAAGTGTGACGTCACAAGGGGGCATTGAATCATCGCTCCCAAAACCAAAGGGTGTAACGGGGGATCCAGTGGCAAGGGAAGTTATTCGCAGGGATAAAGCTAGTAGATGGGTTCAAAACTTAGAAAAGAAAGTCACGTTCATCCAAGAAAGAATCCACATAATTAAAGAACCGAAGGAAAAAGCCGTGCTTGAGTGCATGTTAGATGGATTAAGTATGAAAGCTATTGGACAGCATATGGGCCTTTCTAGGTCACATATATACAACATAAAAGAAAGCATTATTGAACAAATTGAACACTTTGGACATAATGGACACTTTGGACACAAAAAACATGATTTTACAAGTGAAAAAACATGTGTGTAAAATGGGAGGCAGGAATCGGCGCGGTAAAACAACCGCGTGATTACTCACTATTTTCCTCCTACTGTAGCCACCCGGTGAAAATTAGACGGGTGGTTAATATTACTTAATGGAGAGTGGTTGTTATGATTTATAACTTTGAAGAATTCACCGATTATAATCCAGCACAAAACTTTATATTGGAAAATATACCGAAAAATTATGACGTTATGTACATGGTAGTAGACACACCGGATTGTTTCTTTGTTTTCACAGACGAGGATGATGTAGGTGAATTTATGGTACAACGTTTTCACGAAAGTGGTAGCGGTTCTTTTGAAGCTTACCAAAATCATTACGATTTTTACGTCTATATGACAAAAGAAGAAAAAGAAAAGCACCCGTTCTTATATCGAAATGCCCATTGGGTCGATAAAGAAAAAGGGAATGTATATAAACAAAAAATGTATGCGGAAGCTGAATATAGCATATCAGTTTCATTGAGCGGATATTAGAGATATAGCACTCCTAACCGAGTGCTTTTTTTGTGCTCAAAATACAACATTAGGACGGTGGTGTTTATGTAAATGCGGAACAAACCCCATGTAAAGAAAAATAAAGGTGAACGGTGTGGTGCTAAAACACGTTCAGGAACATCATGTAAAAACTATGCAATGCCTAATGGCCGTTGTCGTTTACATGGTGGTAAGTCTACCGGAGCGCCACCAGAGAAAATGAAAAAGAATAGCAATGCTAGAACGCATGGATTGTTTGCTAAATACATGCCGGAAGAAACGTTAGAAATATATAGGGAATTAAGCAATAACACATTAAGTCCACTGGATTATTTGTGGGAAAATATAAAGATGCTAGAGGCACAAATCATTCGTTCCATGCAGATTATGCATGTTAAATCAAAGGACGAGATGATCAAAGAGGTTAAAAAGGCTAAGGAGAATCTTGATGGTAGGGAAATAGAGTTTGAATTCCAATTCGCATGGGATCGTCAAGCCACATTCATGAACTCACTTAGCCGTTCAATGGCAGAATTACGCAATATGCTTAAACAATACGTTGAGCTATCGACTCATGATGATGATAGATTATTAGAAGTTAAACGAATGCAGGCACAAATTGACAAAACGAACGCCGAGATAGACGCTATGAATCGCGAAAATACAACAGACGCTCCACCGGAAATAACGATTATTGACGAATGGACTGATGACAATGAGCAATAAACACGTCATTAACATTCAGCAGGAAGTCAATCCAGCGTTTAAATCAGTCTGGACGAGTAATAAGCCTTACAATGTTTTACGTGGTGGACGTAACAGTTTTAAGTCGTCTGTAATAGCTTTAAAGTTGGTTTATATGATGCTGCAATACATCCGTAAAGGCGAAAAGGCGAATATAGTCGTTATTCGTAAGGTTGCAAACACGATACGTGATTCTGTCTTTTTAAAAATACAATGGGCCTTGGAAAAGTTCGGTGTTTTAGAACAATTCAATATGACAGTTGCACCTTTCAGAATTACTCACAAAGGAACTGGATCAACATTTTACTTCTATGGATCGGATGACTTTCAAAAACTAAAGTCTAATGACATTAACGATATTATTGCTGTTTGGGTAGAAGAATCGG